ACGAAAGCTAAAAAATAATGCCCGCATGGTCGTACAGCAGCATCAAGACGTTTGAGCAATGCCCGAAGAAGTATTTTCATCTGAAGGTGGCGAAGGATGTCGTCGATACACCGGGACCGGAGGCGGTTTACGGTACTGAGGTACACCTAGCAGCAGAAGAGTTCATTAAGGATGGCAAGCCAATCCCTGACAAGTACGGTTTTATCCGGCCTGTTGTGGAGCGGCTTGCCCAATTCCCCGGAGATAAGCGCACCGAGATGAAGGTGGGCTTGCGTAAGACCGAGGGTGGCTTCGAGCCATGCAGCTTCTTTACTAAGGACGTATGGTACCGAGGCATCATCGACTTGCTGATTGTCAATGGCACGAAGGCACATCTGCTCGACTATAAGACGGGCAAGAACGCCAAATATGCCGACATGAAACAGCTAGACCTGATGGCAGGAGCGGTGTTCATCCACTATCCTGAGGTCGAAGAGATTAAGTCAGGGCTTTTGTACGTCGTATCCAACGAGTTCCCTAAGAAAGTACACGTAAGGAAGAAGCTCGACGAGTACCTTTCAGTTTTCGACGAACAACTGGAGCGGCTCAACGATGCGATGGAGAACGGCATTTTTAACCCCAAGTCCGGTCCTTTATGTGGCTGGTGTCCTGTGGTAGAATGCCCCCACTGGAAACCCCGGAGGAAGTGATGCCGTACAAAAACCCTGAGGACCGCAACTACAAGCGCGAGTACAAGCTGTACGGCGGCACGGAAGAGCAAAAGAAGAACCGCGCTATGCGCAATGCAGCCCGTGCCAAGATGATGAAGGCTGGCAAAGCTCGTAAGGGAGATGGCAAGGACGTAGCTCACGTTGTTGCTCTCGATAAGGGCGGCAGCAACAAAGACGGACTACGGGTAGTTAATCGCGGTACCAACCGCTCCTTTGCTAGGGACAGTAAGCGAAACCTTGTATCTGAAACGAGCAAGAGGGAGCGCAAACCGCGTGGAAATAGTTGAAAATAAGGCGCTGCTCGTAGAGACAGCCCAACCCAAACAGATCACTGACAGCATCGAAAAGAGCGCAGTGGTTGCAACCAACGGGAGCAAATATAAAGTGCTAGTTAGATGGGGGCTGAAAGAGGCCCAAACCCTTGCGTCTCTGCAACACCGGGACGTACCTTCGCCGATCCTGCGGGATTATAAGTGGACTGGTAAGCTCACTCCGTTTGAGCACCAGAAGACCACAGCATCATTCCTGACGCTACACCAGCGCGCTTTCTGCTTCAACGAGCAGGGTACGGGTAAGACTGCGTCCGTCATATGGTCCGCCGATTACCTGTTAAGGCGCGGTGAGATAAACAGGGTGCTTGTGCTATGCCCGCTCTCCATCATGAAGTCTGCGTGGCAGCAAGACCTGTTCAAGTTCGCTATGCACCGCTCATGTGGCGTGGCGCATGGGGACGCTAAAGCCCGCAAGAAAGTGGTGGCAGCGGGTGCTGAGTTCGTCGTCGTTAACTTCGATGGGCTGGCAATCATCAAGGATGAGATCATCAACGGCGGCTTCGACCTGATCGTGGTTGATGAAGCAAACGCCTATAAGAATGCGCAGACAAACCGCTGGAAAATCCTCAATGAGATCGTCAAAGCAACAGAGCCCCGGCTATGGATGCTTACTGGTACGCCAGCAGCACAAAGTCCTTTGGATGCTTACGGCTTGGCGCGGCTCGTGAACCCTGATAAATCTCCCAAATATTATAGTCACTTCCGTGCTGAGACGATGTACCAAGTGACGAAGTTCAAGTGGGCACCAAAGCCCGGCTCTGAGTTATACGTGCACAACGTGCTCCAACCAGCGATCCGCTTTGAGAAGAAGGACTGCTTGGACCTACCCGATGTCACCTATGTGGACCGGGATGCACCGATGACCCCGCAGCAGCAGAAATACTATAAGCAGCTTAAGACGGAGATGCTGGTCGAGGCAGCGGGCGAAGAGGTTAGCGCCGTAAATGCAGCGGTCAAGATCAATAAGCTCCTCCAGATCAGCGGAGGTGCGGTCTATTCGGATAGTGGCGAAATCATTGAGTTCGACGTCAGCAACCGACTGAACGCCGTGCTTGAGGTCATTGAGGAAGCCAGCAACAAGGTGCTGGTCTTCGTGCCGTTCACGCACACCATAGAGCTACTAAGAGAGAAGCTGGAGAAGTCAGGCATCACTTGTGATGTCATCAACGGCAAGGTTCCGGTCAACAAGCGTACCGAGATCGTGACGCGGTTCCAGACTGAGAAGAACCCGCATGTGTTGTTGATCCAGCCACAGGCAGCGAGCCACGGGCTTACTCTTACGGCAGCAGACACAATCATTTGGTATGCGCCGGTAACTAGTGTTGAAACCTATTTGCAAGCCAATGCCCGCATCAATCGTCCGGGGCAGAAGAACGCCATGACCATCGTGCATATCAGGGGCAGCGACGTCGAAGACCGGCTTTACTACATGCTGCGCAGCAACATAAACAACCACGAGAAGATCATCGACTTGTACCGGGAGGTCATTAAGACCCCTTGACAGTGTATAGTGCAGCGTATATCAAAGCGTACCAACCATAAGGAGCAAAACTATGGAAGACGAGGCTATCCCAGCCGACAAGCTGGTTGCGGTCTATCGCCGCATCCGTGCAGCAATCGAGGAGCGCGAGGAAGCGCATACTCAGGAGATCAATACGCTCAAGGAAAAGCTTGAGATGGTCGCCAACAAGCTGCTTAAAATCTGTAACGAGCAAAACCTAGACAGCCTTCGCACTGCGGAAGGTACCGTGACGCGCCGGGTTAAGAGCCGGTATTGGACCACGGACTGGGAGCATATGTACAAGTTCATCAAGGAAAATGATGCGCCGTTCTTGCTGGAGCAGCGTATCCACAATGGGAATATGAAGCAGTTCCTTGAGGAAAATCCAGACCGACACCCGGCTGGACTACAAGTCGATAGCAAGTACGCTATCACCGTGCGTAAACCTACCAATCGCTAAGGGGCAAATTATGGACGAAGAATTACGCAAATCCGCGCTTTCATTGGCAGTAGACCTACACAAGGTCTGGCTTAAAGAAGGGCATATTAGCTGTAGCGCTGAACTACAAATCGAAGATATCCGCCATGTAGCGGCACGTTTTTATGATTTCCTCAAAGGAGAGACCAAGTGAGCAACATTACCATTTTCGAAGAACCCAATACCCTTGCAACCGTCAAGCGCGAGTCCCGGCTGGCCGACAAGATCGGCTCTGGTACGTCTCTGCGGCGCATTCAGACCAACACAAACGGCACCTTTAAGCGCATGGTGAACGGTGAGCAGATCGGCAAAGCTGCTCCGCACGAGCTTAACGTCATCATCGTAGACATGCTCAAGGAAGTATCACGCGAGTACTACGAAACCGACTATGATCCCGAGGGTAAGGCAACTCTGCCTGATTGCTGGTCTCCTGATGGCCGCACTCCCGATGCCAAGGCTTCTAACCGCCAAGGCTCTAGCTGCGCTACGTGCCCACAGAACATTGATGGTTCGGGCAACAAGGGGCGTGGTAAGGCTTGCCGCTTCAAGCGCCGCATCGCTGTGCTGGTCGAAGGTGATCCGACGGGCGACATCTATCAGATGAGCCTCGCTGCCAAGTCGCTGTTCGGCAAGGGCACTGGCAACGTGCATCCGTTTGAGAGCTACTGCAACTTCCTTAAGGCTAACGGCGAAGCACCAGACACGGTGGTCACAAAGGTCATGTATGACACGGAAGCAGATACGCTGACGTTGAAGTTTAAAGCCGTGCGTCACTTGACGCAGGAAGAAGCTGATCTCGTTGACGCTGCGTTTGCCAGCGGTGAAGCCCAGCGTTACATCCAGCTTACCACTGCGGAAGTAGATGGCGTGACCGCTAAGCCCGCTAAGGCGCTCGAAGCCCCGAAGCAATCGGTGTTTGACGAGGTGGAAGAGGAAGCTCCTGTCGCTGAAGAGCCGGTGAAGCGCGCTGCGAAGAAACCTGCTGTTGTTGAAGCTCCCACCGAGGACAAGGACCTTGCGTCCATCCTCGATGACTGGGCTGACGAGGAGTAATCCATGTCTCAGGGCTACACCATTAAGGTAGCCGAAGCGATCAACAACGCTGACGGTAATCTCATAGGAGTACAGCTTGGGCGTCTCTGCCTACAGCGCGGCATTTCCGTTATGGAAATCGCACGTACCCTAGGGGTTACCCGTCAGACAGTGTATCAGTGGTTTTGCGGAGAGACCTTTCCAAAGGATCGTCATGTTGACACGATCAACGATTGGATGGACAAACTCACCAAGACCACTGAGTCTTGATCTTCGGTATAAAACAATAACAAGCGGGCGCTGCCCGCAACGATGGACTATGCAATGAAGCACGTAGACCTTTTGAGCAAAGTGCAACCCGCCGATGGCTGGTTCGCAGTGCTCGGTATCAAAAGGGTCGACGCAGAACTTAAGCGACAACAACACCTAGTAGAGACACGGGAAGAGGTAGACGATCTCGCAGCGCGGTTGGTTCGGAACAAATGGAATGTGTTCTTCGGGGTAGCTAAGTACGCCTCAAACGCCAATCGCACCAAAGAGAACGTAAAGGCTCTAAGAGCATTCTGGGTGGACATCGACTGCGGCCCGAGCAAGGCCGTTGTCAACGAGAAGACGGGGAGACCAGACGGGTATATTGACCAAGCTGCGGGGATAGCTGCGCTCAAGCAGTTCTGCACCAAGGTCGGATTGCCTCGTCCCCTGCTTGTTAACTCGGGGCGCGGTGTACACGCATACTGGCCGTTAACTCGTGATATCTCCCGCCAAGAGTGGGAGCCTGTAGGTCGTAGGCTTGCTGAGCTTTGTGTTACCCATAACTTTTATGTGGACTCCTCGGTCTTCGAGGTGGCGCGCATATTGCGGATACCCGGCACATTCAATTTCAAGGACGATCCAGCCCTTGAGGTGACGGTAATCGCTGACGCAGACCCGGTGGATTACGATGAATTTCGTAAGACTCTTGGCGTTAAGGAGTTGCAGGAACTTGTGGTGCCTGAGCGCCGCAAGAGCAATCTGAGCCAGAAGCTGCAAGACAACAACGTCTCGCGGTTCTCCAAAATCCTGCGTCGCAGTGCAAAGGGTGACGGGTGTCAGCAGCTAGTAACAGCGTATAAGGAACGGGATACGCTATCTGAAGTGCGTTGGTTCGACGCTCTGTCCATCGCTAAGTTCTGCGTGGATCGGGACACAGCTATCCAGAAGATGTCGCACGGGCATCCTGACTACGACCCAGTGCGGACGTTGGACAAGATTAAGCACATCTCTGGGCCACACAACTGCGCGACATTCGACCGGAATAATCCGGGCGGGTGCTATGGCTGCCCTTACTTTGGCAAGATCAAGAACCCGATTGTGCTGGGTAAAGAGGTGGTGGAGTCCGAAGCGGAAGATGGCAACTATGTCGTCCCCGAAGCGGGTGAAGCTGACGTCCCACAGGACTATCGCATCCCTGAATACCCGTTCCCGTTCGCACGGGGCAAGAAGGGCGGCATCTATATCAAGCCTGAAAAAGACGAGGAGCTACCTACTCTCGTCTACGAGCACGACCTATATCTCGTGAAGACAATGACTGACCCCAAAGAGGGCGATGTCCTAGTCATGCGGTTGCACCTACCAAAAGAGGGCATGCGTGAGTTCATCATCACGCAGAAACAAGCGGTCGGGGATGCAGGTGAGCTTCGTAAGATGCTTGCCAGTAAGGGTGTGGCTGCAACTGAGAAGCAGTTCAAGCACATCATCTTGTTCATAACCATGTCGCTCAAAGCGATCCAATATAAGAGAAGAGCAGAGCTTATGCGTATGCAGTTTGGCTGGGCCGATAACGACACCAAGTTTATTATCGGTGACCGAGAAGTTACTTGTGATGGCATATTCCACAGCCCGCCATCGTCGGCGACAAGGGAGTTTGCGGAGCACATACATTCGGCAGGTTCCTACGAGA